ATCTCTTGCTGCTCTTTGAGCCTCAACTTGTTTAATTGTCTTAGGCATTCCAAGGAAAACTGTTCCTCCTGGGAATAATCTTTGTGCAACGGTTCCACCAGAATTTAGTTTCTGCTTTGACATTGACATTTTCCCTGGTCTCTTTGACATTAAGAAACTCATAAATGCTTTAGTTATACCAAAATTATATTTTAATCTTTCAGGTGCTGCAATGATTCTTTGAGCAACCCCTGGTCCCTTTCCAACTCCAAGAACACTGCCAACGGTATCTAAAGCTATTTGCTTTTCTGTTGGAGTTGATGGGATTCTATCTACAAATGGAGTTTCATGGTTGCCAGTTAATTTAGAGAATGTAGCAGTCCACTGATTAATTTCTTTATTTCCAGCAATTGCTTGACCGTAATTTCCAGCTGCTCTGTATCCATATTGACCAATTCTAATATCATGTTCGCTAGCGTATGAGTGTGTTGCTGGAATCCACTTTCTTGATGCTGGATCCCATACAGATTGGCCAAATAGCTGCTCTCTTATTCTTACAAGCTCTGTCGGGCTTGAGAATCCCATTTTTCCTATTGTGTCTAGTAAAGATGGTGAAGGCAAGATTGCAGGTATTACTGTTCTACCAGAAGCAACGCCTCTTGATGTTACAACTTGAACAGGCATAGGTTTTAATAATCTTCCGCCCAAACGCTTGTCCAGTTCTTTTGCTTGACGCTCCCTTATTTCTGCCCATTTAGCGTCATCAATTTTATCTGTTTTTGGATCGTATGCGTATCTTCTTGCTTCATCGTAATGTCTTTTTGCTGTTTTAATTGATTCAACTTCGGACATTCCTAATTCATTTAATACTGCTGCATCATTAATTACATGTCTGACTTGCTTTTCTTCTAACCAATTTTCTGAAACTTCCATTCTTGCAGCCCAAGTAGAAGCTCCTCTAACATTTCTTTCTGCTTGTGCTCTTTCTGCTGCTGTTGCTCCGCCGCCATTTCTTCCCATTCCAGATGTATTTCCTGGGCCACCATTTAATGCATACATAAGAGGCATATCGTTTTGTGCAATATCTGCTGGAATTACTGCTTCCCCAGGAGTCAAAACTACTGGTGTCTGTCCGCCTCTGTTAGCGTAGTAAGATGTTCCACCTAGCAATCTATCTATAAAAGGCTTATTTTCTTGTGTTGACTTTTTGTTAATTACAAACGAGCCAGGTTCTGCAGTGGTGTGGTATGTGTCTGAATTACCAGTGCCTGGTACATAGCCGCCCCGTGCAAATCTAGGCTTAGTAGTTTCTATATTATATCCTGCTCCAGAAGTTCTTACTCCACCAAGCGCTCTTGCAATTCTATCTGCCATTTCTTTAACAGAGCCTTTGTGGAACATTTCTTTCATATTAGACTTGCCTGTGACTGGATCAACTACTGGCTGTGTGGTTAAGGGCACTACGCTAAGACTTGCTGTTCTGCCCATTCCAGCTGCAGTCAGCCTTGTTGTTTCTGCTAACATTGATTCTACTTGCTGGTTAAGTGCAATAATCTTTGCTCTTGCTGCCTCTACAGTTATCTTACCTTGCTGAACTTGCTGGACAATTGCAGCAGTTTCTTGTGCTGCAAGTTGTGTTATTTGAGTAAATTCTGGTAGTAGGGCCTGATATGAATCTGATAGGCTGGATGTAACTGTTCCTGTTGCCATAACTTCTTTTTTAAGTAGCGCAAGTTCTTCTTGAGATTGCATAGAAATTGCGGCTGTCATGGCATGCCACTTGGCAGCTTCTGCTGCAACAATACCTGTAGATGTTCCGCCGATAGATGTTAGTCCAGGAATCTTTGGCAGATCTCCATCCATGTAAGCTTGTGGGTTTCTTCCAACTCTAATGTTTACTGGTTTAGATCCTGGAACTGTTCCAAATATTGTTCCCATCTGTGGCATACCAGATGGAATCAAGTGAGACATGTCTCTAGAGAATGGTTTTCCAACTAGTGGGTGATCTTTATCTACCGATCTTTCGCTGGAAGGTGTGCCAGCCATAATAACTCCGCCTGCGACTGTTGTTACGGCGGGCTGAACAGAAACTTTTGCTGCATTAGCCTTTGCCTCTAAATTAACAAATGATTCTGCCAAGGTGTTTACTGCATTTGATAAAACAATAGTTGCTTCTGAATCTGAATAGAATGATGTTGCTAATCCCTTTGCAGCAGCATCCGCTGCAATAATTTCTGGTGTGAGGAGTTTAAATCCTTGACCACCTTTTGCAAGTTGTCTTAAATGGAATATTCCCTTAACTACATATCCTATAAAGTTACCCATTACACCAGCCATCATAATGAGTGGGCCAGCAATTGCTGTTATTCCGCCAAGAGCATTAAGGAATGTTTTAACTGGTCCTGGCAACTCTTTGAAGAAGTTTATTATTGCGTCAACAACTTTTAATACCTTAGTGCTTATTCTTAAGAACTGCTCTCCTACTGATGCTAGGTCGGCCTGTACTGCAGCCCAAGCTCTTTTAAATTGTCCAGATGCTGACTCTGTCATCATCTTTAATTCTCGCTCTGAGATTGCTGCTAAATCTGTTACGCTTGCTTTCATCAAATCCATTACCTGTAGTGTCTGTGAACCAGACTTGCCCAAGTTCTCAAATAGAGCAGACATTCTTGCAAACTGGAATTTACCAAACAACTGCTCAATTGCTCTAGACTTATCTAGCGGATTAAGATTATCTAGTGCGGCCTGTAGGTCTAATATTGTTGCAGTTAAGTTTCCAGCATTATTATTTACAATACCCTTTAGATCAATTCCAAATCCCATAAACTGTTCTGTTGCAACTTTAGTTGGGTTAATAAGAGATGCCATTGCTGACTTAATTGCGTTTGCACCTTCAGAGGCATTTACTCCACCCTCTTTCATTGCTGTTAGATAAAGTGCTAAATCTTTTACGTCTCCGCCAAGAGATTTAATAACTGGCCCTGCTTTAGGGATAGCCTCAGTTAAATCTGCAAGGCTTGTTGATGTCTGGTTTTCAACTGCGTTAAGGAAGTCAATTGATTGTGCTAATTCATCTGTGCTTTGCTTAAATGCGTTTTGAATTGCAAGAGTTGCCTTCATGGCATCTTGTCTGTCGACTTCACCAAGCACTGCAAGTCTTGTTGTCTGCTGTGTGGCTGCAATTAACTCGTTGCCCTGTTGTCCAGTTGCTGCCAAGTCTGCTGCAAGAGCAATTGTTTCTTTGTAAGCAACACCATAAGAACTAGCAATTTCTTTAGCAGTTGCCGTCACGTCTTTTCTTACCTGAGCTAAATCTGAAGATGATGTTGCAGCTAGACCGCCATAAACTTTTGTTAACCTTACAAGCTCTGCGTCTGCTTCCCTGAATGCTTTTTGTGCCGCTGCACCGAATGCAATAAGTGGAACTGTTAGTCCTACTGTTAACTGGCGACCTGCCCACTGAGTATTCTTACCCCAGTTAATAAGCTGGTTAGATCCATCTAACATGACCTTATTCATGATTGCAGCTTCTTGTCTAGCAATCGCCATCTTGTTCTTTACTTCATCAAGACCCTTTGCAACCATAACATTGTACTGCATTAGTCCTTGTGCATTTTTACCAATTGGTTGCACAATAGCTTGCTCAAGCATTACCTGCTGCTTGGCAAGATCTCTAATTAAGGTACTTGTTTTTCTTGTATGGCCGTTCCAAGCGCTATAATATTCGTTGAGCTTTAATCGGCCTCTATCTAAGTTCTTTCCGAACTTGTCTACGTCTGAGGATAGGGATACAAAGTGTTGTGAAAATTGTCCAGTTGAAGTAAGTGTCGTTGCAAAAGACTTGTTCATTACTGCAATTTGGTTTGCAAGTTTTGCGTTTGTTCCAGCAGTGGTTTCTTGCAGTCTTACGAGTTGGGCGGTTACCGCAGCTAGTTGAGCTCTTAAGCTCGTGAAGTCTGCGTGGGCTGTAATATTGGTCGTTATTATATTATCTGCCATATATATATGTTACTCTATAGAGTATCCTAATCCCGCTCCAACACCAAAGCCAGCTTGCGCTGCTAAGCCACCTTGTAATGAAATAACATCGTCTGCTGATGCATTTATACCTAGTGCTCTTCTTCTAATGTCTTCGAAGGATGACCCCTCCTTATTTTCATTACTGCTTACATTTAATTCAACACCCTGAATTGAAGCTAAGAACTTTCTTTTTTCTTCTTCAGTTTTTTGCATTGACTTAAAAGTCTGGACCATCTCTGGCATTGAAAGGCTATCTTCTAGTTCTTCGTAATTTTTCCAATTACCTAGAAGAAAGACTTCCCCTTCTAAAGCGGCTAAATCTAGTTCTGACCAGCCAGTACTGTTGCCGCTAGTAGGTTTGGGTCGTCCATCTTAATTCCTCCGCATACTTCAAGGATGCGATTGATTGTTGGAACGTCAAGTGTGTCTTCAAATGCGTCGATGTCTTTAACTAGCTCTGGTAGTTGCTTTTCTAAAGCCACTGCACATGCTTCGATTAAAATTGTTAGTGTTTCATCTTCTGATGTTACTTCTGCTGTCTTCTGAATGACTACCATAAACTTACGAAGCTCTTTAATTGTTAAAGGCTTAAGCTTAACTGTTGCGCCATTTTGTAGTTGAATTTCTTCAACGTCGTATACTGTAGTTGCCAATTTAATCCTCCTAGGATCTTGTCTTAATTATTGTATCATATTCAAAATACAAGAGCAATAGAAAGCCCCCCAATTTCTTGGGGGGCAACCTATTAATTAAATTAAATTAATTATGCTACTAGGACACGGTCAACAATAACGCCGTATTCCTTGCCTGTCTTTGCTTCTACTGGAAGCAAACGGAAGGTTACTGGGAATGTTGTTGCTGCGTTACGTGATAGTGAGAACTGTGACTGTTGTACAGAAAGAACACGACGAGCATAATATACACGCTCTGCCTTTGTTGCAGATTCTGTAGGTGCCTGTCCAACTGCTACTAGCTGACGCTCTGTTGGTGCAATACCAAGAGCTCCTGCTTCCATACCAATTGTAGATGTCTTTGAGTCTGTCGTTCCTGCTACTGTTGGTGTTCCTGATTGTCCGAATACTGCAAGAACGTTCTCAAGAGTACCTTCTGCAAGCTCTGTTGCAATCATAACTTCCATTGACTCTTTGAAAAGCTTTGCTGAGTCAAGAAGCTGATCTACTGTTACTGAACCGTATGATGGGTTGTAAGTAATTTGAAGACCGTTATTTGTAAATCCTACGTTTCTCCACTTTGCTGTTGCTGATGCTGCGTTTGCATTTAGAGTATCTGTGTATGAAACTGTTGCTGGAATTGCTGGTGTTGCTCCTGCGTTCTTTGTAACGAATGCTACACCGTCGGTTGAACCTGGCTCCATGTCATCCTTGTAGCCTGATGCTGTTGAATCAAGTGCTGACAAGAATAGTGGAGAAGCTCCAACTAGAATATTTTTGGCTGATGCCATTTGTAATACCTCCATTAAATAAATATATATATTGACTTACGTTTTAAATCTAATCAAAGCTGGCTAGGCTTTTTCCTCTTAGCTAATTTTACTGGATAACTTGACTAAAAGCAACTAGTCGAATCTACCCTTAGAATCAGTAGTCCTAGAGTATTTGGCCTCTAGGATCACATCTGTTGACATAAAGCCTTTTAATTCTAGGGAGGGCTCTATGGGTGATGTTTCTATCACATGAATACTATGGAATTTTAGCTTGCTGGGCCGAATTGAATTATTTACATCTTGGGCCGACTCGTCCATTCTTCTAAATAGGTCCATTATAAGGTTTCTGATTTCATAAATCTCTGTGACATCTGTGGAGTATATGGTAAACAAAACCTTCTCACAGCATATTAGCCAATTCTCTTCGTAGGACATTCCTATCTTGTCATAGATTATATGTTTTTTGCCGTTTAGAAATTGATCCATTTCTGGGGACTGCTGTACTGGGATTATTGGAATTATCTCTTTTCCTAGATTATCTGAGTAGTAATCATAGGCATCAAATATCCCAGTGGCTTTTAGTTGTTTCCACAAAAATTTACGGAGCTCGAACATTGCGTCTATTTTATAATCTACGGTCATAGTGAGCCTCCAAATGCTGCATGTAGTGATGCGTCTGCCTGTGATCTTATTTTACCAGGGCTAAAGCTATATTGCACCTTTCTAATATTCATTGGTACTCCTAATGCCTTTGCCATCTTTGAATTAAATATCCTTTGTAGCCCAGATGATTTTATTGAAGAGTTTACTAATTGCCCGCCAAAAAATCTTCCGTATGATAATGAGAACTGGTGCGATGCTTGTGCTCCACCAGGCCTCTTAACGGTCACTGAGGTACCTTTAGGCATAAAGACTGTTTCACCATCCATCTCAAATACAAGGCGCTCAGCGGACCTTGGACGGATTACTATGGGCATTCCAGCTTCCATCACAGATGCCTTGTTGGCAAATATATATTTTTTCTTTTGTTTTTTGTTTTTAGAGGGAACCGATGATTTAGATAATTTAAAGTCGTAGTTTATTCTAAATGAAAGTCCACCCATATCAATAGTGTGTAACTTAAATAGTCTTGCAGTTGGCACACCAGCCTTATTCCATTCATATACGTGATGCAGAGATCTTGGCTTTACCCTTGCTTGTGAATCTATGTATTCACCAAAATCTTTTTCTATTTGATTAAAGATTGTTGTTTTAAATAAATTTTTGAATTCTGCGTTTGTTGTTAGCTTAGACAATACCGCAGCTTCATAATATAGAAATGCTGATATTTGTGCGACTGTGCTATCTTTAAGAACTCCTGGGGCTGAGCCTGCCATTAATCTTTCAAGCCCGCTGGCAGTCTGAATTAACGCTGTGCTAGAATCCAATTTCCTGATTCTCCGATCTCTTTGCAACAGAGTTGTATGCAAGAACATTACCGAATGGATCGGTAATCGGGGTAGAGCTTATAATCTCAAATACTGTTGGGTTGTTATTTGGATAGTTTATTTCTTTCCAAACTACGTTGCCGTTCATATCTCTAACGTTTGTAATTTTTTCTCTATATGTTATTGGGTCTGGGGTTCTTATTTCTAGCATCTGCTCATTAATATACTTGTTATTAAATGTCTGCCTGTCCCCTCCTCTACCAGAACCAGAATTTGAAATTATTCCTTTTGCTGCACAAGGAACGGATCTAGTAAAAATCCATTCTTTTTTAATAGCACCAGTATTCTCATCTTGAGTGTCTAATTGAAGATAGATGTCTAGCTTCATTGGCATTAATGAAGTTGCTAGGCTCATTTAGATTACAACCATACCGTTTACTACGTATGGAGCAAGTAGCTGGTCTGCGTACAAATTACCAGTTCCTGTGTGCGCTTTATCTAGGAATTCAAACTTCCAATCAAAGGTACTAATATTTTTTACGTACTTATCTTTCCATGCACGATCTTTTTCAAAGTACTGTTGCATTAGTATCATACATGCCTCTGAAACATTTGGTGGTACATGAGTCCATCCGCACCAATGTTCAACAGTATACAAACAGTCCTTTTTAAATGCTCCGTATGCAGAATCGTTAATTGTTGGAGGAACCATTCCGTTTGCTGTGTATACAATATTGTCTAGTAGGTTTGTCCTATCTACAGTGATTCCATATTCTGTATCTGAAACTTTTATGGTGTATCCAAAATTATTTATATTTAATCCACGATCAATTACTACAACGCCATTTTCACGTAAAATATACCAATCAAAACATCTTGTTCTTAATGGCAGAGTGTCTGTTCCATTTCCGTATGCAGTTTCTTTAATGTATCTTTCGTCAAAAAATTGATTAGTATAAGCATCAATTAGTTTTCTTGCATATCTCTCTGCTATCTTCAATTCATTATATGATTTAAAGTTTGGGTCAGATACGTCTGTTCCAACATTGAGCCTATCAATGGCGTCTGGTATGTTGACATAAGGCCTTACAATATCCACCATTTGCTTATGGCTTGTTGCAACTCCGCCTATTGAATATTTCCATGTAATCTCTAAAATATTTCCCCAAAAACGAGCTGGAACTTCAGAACGTGGAACTATAATTTCATAGGTGCCAGCGTCTGAATCAAGCTTCGTTGCTGTATATACATTTGGGTTGCCAGCCCATTGAGGGTTGCTTGTTCGGAATCTTCTAACTTCTGCAGTTACCGCACCGTCTGCGTCAGTTATTTCACCCGCCCAGTAAATTTTAGTTATTACTCTTGAGGCTTGATCTAAATATATTTCTGCCATTAACTTATGTTAACGTTTAAGCGTAGAAGTCCTGAACTTCCTTTGGTGTCGCTAAACGAAAACCCTCCTCTGTGTCAAAGATTTTTTGAGCGTCATCTTCAGACATTGCTACAAAAGGATGATCTTTTGTAAAGGTGTATCCATGGATATCATATCTGTAATTATCTCTTGTCATTCTTACAAGCAGTGTGTTTTCTGGCTGGGCTTTTGGATCAAACTTTGGAAGAACTTCAATTTCTTCTGTGTCTTTTTCAATTGCCTCTACCGTACTCTGATATACACTCCAAGTAACGCCTTCTTCTGCTAGAGCTGCAATAATGTCTTTTTTATTCTTTAGGCCTTCTGTATCAACTGCAAAATCTGTTGCAATTACTTTTAATTCAGCCACCTTTAATGTGTCAAACGACATATTTTATTTCTCCTTTTTCTAGGTCCTTTAATTATAGCATTGTTAAATTTAAATGAAAAGCCCCCAAAATTAATTGGGGGCCTTTCTGTAGTCTAATTCTTAATTAATTAAGAAGCAACCTTAACGTTCTTTACAACTACCCAAGCGTCTGCCTGCTCGATTTGAACGCCAACACGAGTATACATTGTGTACTCGATTGAGTCCTTACGTGGCCAGAAGAAGCGGTAAACAGTAACATCACGCTTGATACCAACAACAACGTTATTTGGGAATGTCAAGTGGATATCTCCGTGTGAACC